ATAGATTTGTAATAATTAAATCTTCTCTCTCTTCATCAAGGTCATCACCTGCGTGGTCACCTTGCCAAGTTAATTCTGTGTTACATACGTAGCAGTTCATGTGGTCTCCTCTGGTATCCAAGGTATTACCTCGGCCTTGTTATAGTCATAGTTCTCGTACTGACATATGCGTGCTACTTGTGCCTGTACTAGAGCGTCTTCTTCTGTAAGTCCTTTGGTTTCAAAGGCTGATACTATGCGTGACCAGGGTGTCCCGTGTTCGTTAGCTAAGATGAACTCAGCTTTCTTAGGTCCTATACCTGGACAACCTTTGTATCCATCAGCAGGGTCACCTTGTAGTGTCTGCATGTGGTGGAAGTAGTCGCCTTCTTCTTTAGTAATAAGTCTGGCCTTAGTATCTTTATCAGGATTGAAATACATTCCTGGAATCTGGGTCAGGTCTTTATCTGCTGAGATGATTATCTTTTCACCTGGGTATAACGTGGGGTGAGTAGAAAGTATTCCCATGATATCGTCCGCCTCAAGGTCAGGCCTGATATATGACTGGTAGTTTTCAGCCATGTAATCTTTAAGGGGTTGAAGAAGTAGTGGCTTGATTAATCCTCTACGATTCTCTTTGTAACTCTCTAAAATTTTAGACCTGAAATTATTCTTATCAGTTAAACAGATAACTACTGAAGTTAAATCTAGCAGCTTCATCCACTTACCTATCTGTATATCAATAGCCTTAATAGCTACCTCAATATCGTTTGGGTACTGAGATATATTCTTATCTTGTTCCCAATCAATACGAGTCTCATTAACTGCGGCTACTTTGTAAGCAAGGATGTCGGCATCGATGAGTCCTATTTTTTCTTTTTGTTTTGTTGAAGCCATTGAATCCCCCTGTCAGTGATAAGCCAGCGGTCGTAATAACTATCACTGGCTATACCCTTAGTTGTAATGAAGCCTTCGCTTGCTGCTAGTGCAACAATGAAAGCGTTGTCTCTGAAAGTTTGTGACTGAAGCCACACACCTTTAACCCAGCATTCATCTAGTAAGTTAATGAGTTTCTGCCCAGTTCCTTCCGATGTTATGCTCTCCCGTAATGGGGCACTTGAAGTTGTAGTGTTCGCCTGCTTCTTTGAAACTTTGGACGGCGAGCTTACCAATTGTGTCTTCATCTAAATCCTCTCTAAATTGAATCTGGAATTCATCATGTATCCAGAGGACAAGTTTTACTTTGTCTTCTAGTTGATGCTCTTTCAGTAGTTGTTTGAATATGACTAAGGCTCTCTTAGATATAAGGGCGCCTGCTGATTGCAGTAATAAGTTCAATGCACTATGTGCTGACCTGACTATAAGATGTCTCTTATCTAAACCAGGTAGATACTTATTTTTTTCAGCAAAGTTCTGTACGCCATTGACTAACTTTAAGAAAGCAGGATTGTTCTTGAAGAACTGTTCCTTTAATCTCTTACCGTCAGTAGCACTACCACCTACAGTCTCACCTAACTTAGAGTTACCTCCGCCATAGACTAGACAGTAAATAAATCTCTTTGCTGCTGCTCTGTCTGGGAGACCTGCGGCTTCTCGGTTTGCTTCGTGCACGTCATTGTGTAGGATGATGTCTCTGTATTGTCCATCATCAAACTGTGCAAGGAAGTGAGCAAGGCATCGAAGCTCGAGCCCTGATAAGTCAGCGCCACATAACTTGTACCCTGGTTCAGCACAGAAAAGTTCTCTACACTCACGCCCGTAAGGTTTGTTAACTGCGACCACCTGGCCGAGGTTCGGGTAGGCATGACTTGCCCTACCTGAGACTGTGCCGAGGCTGTTAATGTAACCGTGTATTTTTCCATCTTGTTCTACCCTCTTTAACCAGGCTTGGTCACCGTCGGCAAGCTGTCCTAGTCTTTTAGTTATTGTTAAATATTTGACAAGCAACTTAGCCTCTGGATAATCCAGCTCTGCTAGTGTTACCTCATCTACTTTGGCTGAGCCGTTGGGAGTAAACTCCTTAGGCTTCCAGTTGTGTAGTTCTTTAAGTCTTCCTGCGATGTGCATCCTTGAACCAGGATTAAAGATAACTGTCTTACTCTTAACATAAGGCTCACCCTTAACTCGGCCAAGCTTCTTGTTGTTAACCTTAGCTATCTTAGGTGGCTCTGATTCTACCCAGGGTACAAAGGTTTCCTGTAGCTCTGCCTCTAGTTCTTGCTTAGCTATCAGTAGTTCAGCGTGTAACTTCTCTGCTTTATCTACATCAAAGTTAATACCATCCTTCTGCATTTGAGTTGTAATGAATGCAACTTCGTGCTCTAACTTAATAGCTTCTGAAGAATAATTTTTTCCTTCAAAATATTTCATGAGCTTAGCTGTGACTCTTACATCTTGTTCACAATACTCAATCATTTCAGGAGTAAGCTCAGCCCTTACTGCTGCATCAGACATATCGAGCTCGCCCTTCTGTTCAAACTTAGAAGTAGATAGTCTCTGTCCCCATGCCTTAAGGCTGTGTGATTTATATAGTTTATTATCAAGGGTACCTTTAGCTATTGCTCTGGCATCCATCTCTGATAAGTCACCGTAGATTAAGCGAGATAGTAGTAAGGTATCTTGTACCCTCTCTTCTCTTGGCTTGAACCCGTAAAGTTTTTCTAGTACAGGTAAGTCATAATTAATTACATTGTGTCCAACGATAAGCTCGGCTACATTAAGTAACTCAATACCTTCTGTGATATTGTTCTTGTCTGAGTCAAAGGTAAACATGGTCTCACTCATCGTGTCATAGACACATAAGCAATGAACCTTTGTTACTTCATTCAGTAACCCGTCTGTTTCCAAATCAAAAACTAGCATCTGTTATTGCTCCCGTTATACGTAAATAAGAATGTGCATAGATAAGAACTAGCACTATGATTATTGCCATGAGGTCATTCAACATTGTCGTAATTCTCTCTACGTGTAGCGTCTCTCAAGTTACTGGGATAATTGTTCAATCCATTTCTATCAATGTGGTCAATAACATTTGGGCGCTCAGGTATATAACCAAAGCAAAATAAATGTATTAGCTGGTGCTCGTACCATCTTTCATTCTTAATAGCTATTCGTCTGTAACCGATAGGCTCTTCCGTTCCTGCTCTCTTGCCTTTAAGTCTTCCTACTTTCCAGACTAGCTTGTCATATACAAGTGTGAATAAATCTTGCACTTGCTTTTGTGTGATTTTAGTTTTTGTTTTCATTGATTGTTCCTTATGTGTTACTTGAAAGTTCTCAAGTATTATTAAAAAGTTATAGACTCACTTGGTGCTACTTCTAGTGGGTCTGTTTGTTGTAGTCGGCCAGTAGTAGGCTCGTACTTTAATGTTGCTGCTTCACCAGTCTCGCCAGAGTATCGGTTCTTCAATACCCTGACTGTGGTGAGGTCCTTCATATCAGACTGTTGGTTCCGCTCTAGGCCGATGACCATATCTGATAGCTGAGCTATTGCTGCACTTCCTCGTAGGTGTGACAAGCTAGTAGCTTTACCTTCTTCATGTCCGCTACCCTCTATTCTTTTGAGGTGAGACACTATGACTAATGAGATACCAGTCTCTTCTACCAACGCTCTTAGCTTGGTCATCGTGTTATCTATTAGTCTTCTCTCATCACCGTCGGCCATCCCAGAAACTACAATACTTAAATGGTCTAGGAATATATAACCGCAGTTGAGAGCCTTACTCATATACCTGATTCGGTTGAGTAAGTTGTCGCTGTCGGTTGAACCAAAGTGGTCATACAGGTAGAGGTTATCTGTTGCAACCTCTTCCCATGCTTTCTTTAGTTCATCCGCATCGACTAGAGTAGTCTTGAGGTGCAAGGGTGTATTCAATCGTATTGACATAAGTCCCTGCATAGTTCTCTTGACTGACTCTTCCAAGGCTATGTAGCCTATGGTCTTTCCTTGTTGCAATAAATCGTAAGCAACTTCCTTACAAAATAATGACTTCCCTATTCCTGACCCAGCACATACAGTCACTAGCTCACCTTTACGTAGGCCACCTGTGATTCTGTTTAGGTCTTCATATGGATAGTCGGATACTTCATTTGTATCTACTGCTGTTATTAAATCCCATGTATCCTTTGAAGATACAATCCCATCAGGTCTGTAAACCTTGGCTGAATACACAGCATTAATAAGTTCTTTTGTTAAACCCTTAACTAACATTTCGTTTGGGTCTTTCTCAGACAAGTATGTAATAGCT